TTCTAGCGACAGCGGATTTAATATTCTTAACGGTAGCTTCGGGACCCAAGAGTTTAAATTGGTTGACCTAAATGACAGTGATTTAAAATCACAACCGTACAGATTAATATTCTATGATGATAGTTACAAAGATAATATAAAACCAGTTATTAAATCAAACGGATTAGCGTTAAAAAGAGGCTATACTATTGACGGAATAATAGACCCAAAGGCGACTACAACTACAGTTTTTGACTTTACTGGTACTACTTTTACCAGCTTTAAAAACATATATGAATATGCTTCTTTTGTTGATGGTATTTCAAATTATAATGATGAGCCAACAAACTTGCATAAGTACTACGGTAAAAATTACTTATTAAGTAGTAAATACATTAATGGTAACACGTCTATTACTTACCCATATATAAATTTTCAAGTAAATAAACATGATGAAGATTCTAGTAATTTACAAACACCAAACCTAATAAATACTTTAGGTATGTCTCCGATAAGTTTATTTGGTAGTCGATTATATTATGAGCAAACAAATGAACAAGCTAAAGCTTTATTATTTTTACATTCGTTTCCTTGGAAAGGATTAAATAATGATACAGAAGAATGCGCTAACAGTACAATTTTTAATAATTGTGGTTATGAAATATTAAATACCTTTGCTAAAAGAGCTGGTTTTGTTTCAGCACCAAAACTTTGGGCCGCATTTATTGGTGGTTTATTAACAAGATATGAAAGTGATAACGATATACTTACGTTTCATGATGGATTAATATCTTATATTCCAACATTTGGTTCACAAATAAGTGATGATTACTATCCTAAAAAAGATGAGTATTTAACAATAAAAACTAATTATATTGGTGTTTCAATGTCTTTCATTTCGGATAAAAATAGCTATAAAAAATTAGATACTGTTATACTAACTTTACCAGACCAAGCCAAAACAACATTTAAAAATATATTTAATGATTTTGTAACATCAGATTGGCCAGCATTTAAAAAAGACCTAGAGCTAATCGATTCTACAACTACAAATTGGGTTACTAATTATAACCAAATTAATTTTACAAACAACGCAAATGGTACCGTATCGGTAAGTAAAACACAATTTCAAACCTTATTTAAGAATACAGAAAACTATTCTATGGTTAACCCTATTTATTGGGATGCAAGTCATGGTGGTCACCCAGATTATAGATACAATATATGTTTAGAAATAAAAGACGGGTCTAATGTTGCAAATAATCTAACAAAGTATTTTGTAAATAATGAAGTTATACTAGCTAACACAACGTATAGTATTTGGGCTGAGTCTTCCAATATGAATAAGGGTAGACGAAATATAATAATACCAAATTCCTACTTAGATACGTATTTAACAACCTTCCTTGAAAATATCCGTAAAAATGATAAGTCGAGCAAAGAAGATGCTGAAAAGAAAAAGGCAGAAAATGATTTATTTGGTACAGATAATGAAAACGTTATTAAGTTTCAAATATATAGAACATGCAAAAACATATATGATAAATGGATTGGGGGTGCAAAAGATGATAAAGAAGTTATATTTAGATGTGGAAATAATAGAAGCGAAGTCGATAAAAGCTTAGCCAAACAAAGAAACGCTAGTGAACCAAAATTAATCGATAGCTTTAGATTTGTTACTAGGTCTTTTAGAGATATAGGCGATGAATTAGCCGTGAACCCAACACCAATTCTAACATATTTGACATCTAATCCAAATAGTAGTGCTTATGATGCTATAACAAGCTTATTATCGTCAAATAACTTTACCTTTGATGCATTACCATCATTCATTAACTATAGAGATGAAAAATTACTTGAGACTGTATTTAAACCACTTGGTAGTTATGAAATGGACGCGATAACAAACCAAAAAAATACCTGTTATCCAACATTTGTTTGTGTGTATGCTGGACAAGGTTCAAAACACTTAGATTTTAAAGATTCAAACTACCCTAATGATGGTTTTGATGTTAGATGTATAAATGGAGCGTTAACAGGGTTGCCAGAAGATTTCACAAGTAATCTATGGGATTATGAAGAACCAGTAACTTTCTTTAATGTAAGATATGGACAACAAAATCAAAACATATTTAAAGATATTGTTTTGGACCAAAGTGAATTTAGTGAAACCGAAGAATCATTATTGATTACCGATTCGATAGCTAAAAAGGGTAGCGAAAAAAGCAGAACCCTAGGTGGTCAAAACATATATAACGTTCATGCTGTTAGAAGCTATAAGGTTGAGCTTGAAATGCTAGGAAACGCTATGATTCAGCCGCTAATGTATTTTCAATTGGATAACATACCGATGTTTCATGGTGCATATATGGTTACTCGCGTCAAGCACAGCATAAAACCAAATCACATGACAACACATATTACTGGGTCTAGGATTAGACAGCCAGAAACCAAGATACTAGATGCTAGCTCTCTGTATATGTCATTGCTTGATACGATTGATAGTATTAACTCAACAACAACTGCTGTTGGTCAGTTTAAAAATTCACCTAATAAGATTCCAGCGCCAGCTGGGTATTCAAAACAAATACCTTTTGTAACATATCATATAACCCCTAGCGATACGTTAAAGTATCAATTTAATGATGGAACATACCCTAATGGTGATAGCTATGCTATGGAAGCTGTTGGTAAATTTGTTGAAAACTTATCTAAGTTATGGTATACACAAGAAACACCAAATAAACAAAGTACAAACATTGTTTATGTTAATTGTTTTGGTGCTTTAAATGGAGGGGCTTATAAAAAACATGGTGATAGTAGCTTACACTACACTGGTAGAGCTGTGGATATAATGTTAATGTCAAACGATAGAACAAAAGACCCAAGGTCTGGAGCAGGTACGTATACATACAAAGATAGTGTTAATTATGACCAAGAGGCAAACAAGAGATTTATTCAGTTAGTAATCGACCAAGATAAAAAATCTACCAGTGTTCACGTAGATGCCATTTTCTTTAATGACCCTGTTTTAATAAGTCATTTTTCTGGTCAAAAGAGCACTTCTGGTAAGAATATATTGACAGCTTTTGAAGGTCACGATAACCATATACACATACAATTTACGGTTCCAACTGATGTAGATACAAAAATAAAAAATAATCAAATACCAGAGTTGATAACATCAAACTTACCAGCTGGCGCGACACAAAAACTAACAAGCAATCAATTACCAACCGAATCCGAAAAATTAAAGGGTTTAGGTCAGATAAAAAGTTAAATTATGACAAAAGAAGATAAAGCATTATTAGATATGTTGTCTTATGCAGAGGGAACAATTGGTGTTTCAAATAACGGTTATGATGTTGTTTTTGGTACTCCACCAAGTATTATCGTAGGATGGACATCAACAACAAATATCGTCCATAATAAGAGTTGGATAGCCGCTGGTAGATATCAATTTCAGTACCCTTCATGGACGAATGGTACTGATAGCAATAATATACCATTAACAATTGCCAATCAAGATACAAAAGCTGTTACGTTGATAAACTCTAAGCTGGGTTCAAGTTTTGATAAAACTAGGCTTACAACTCAAAGTGTTTTTAATTCGGCGTTAAATCTTTTAAGTAGTGGGTGGGCTTCATTACCTGTTACGAGTACAATTAAAAACGCAAATGGTGAAGTAAGAAATTACGGTGAATCTTATTACCCAAACAACAAACCAAATTACACCCCAGAAAAACTATTTGAAATTTATAAGCTTGCTTTGTCAAAATACTAAGCTTGCTATTTTAAAATCTTTTTAGTATCTTTGCAAGATGAAGCTTGCGAATATAGTTACAACCAACAAGATTGACGTACCAGAAGACTTCAATGTAGTTAATTCAGAGAAAGACATCATATCTGGTTTACCTACGTTATTGGTTGGGTACGACTATGTTTCAAAAAACTATCCAGACTTCGATATAACCAATCCAGAAATAAAGACCAACTTATATTGGTCATTTAAACGTAACGAAAAAAGGGATAACTACGAAGAAACACTTAGCTGGTTTATTCACAAGACTTATGAAGACCTAACAAAGGACTTGGTTTATGTCTTTGTGGACCCAATTCAATACAGGCCAAGAACCCTAGCTAAGATAGTAAGAAAGATATATTCCCTAAAGGACCCGATAACCTATAGACACAAGACCATGGTCTATATTTATTCTGAAAAATTTATCTTCGGAATAGACCTTAAACTGCTTAATTTCATTGGTTTTGACGCTAGAAAAATTTTATCCAAAATTAAAAAGCTTTCGCATGTGTTTTTGTGTGAAAACGAAATAATTATAGAGTATAAAAAGATAATAGAAACACTTGATAACAAAGTGCGTTATACACCCTACTTATACGCGATAAAAAATGGACAAAACAATAATACTAGCGACATTCATCTTCCCTGAAAGACTTGATTGGTTCCTTGACTACTTGCAAAACAAGTTTAGTATATCTAAGGATAAGGTCTTTTGCTACAAAAACCTAGACGATGAATCTAAACTTGTTATCACCTTTAAACTAACGATACCTAGCGGCCAATACATTAACCTAAAGGAAATGTTTCCAGGCGCAATACCTATCCATAAAAAGGGAAATGCCCTATATACCATAAACGCTCTTAACAAGCTTATTGAAAAAACCATTGGTGATAACATCGGTAATTCTGACCCTAAAAACGTAAAGATAGATTGGGAAGAATATCAGAACAAAATGATACTTATCAACGGCAAAGAACTCGGTATTTTCAACATACAAAGGGTTTTTTAACATAATCACGATATTTATAATAATAAATCATGTATTATGGAAAAACAAGTTAAAAAAGAAAACCTCGACCCAAAAGCAAAGGCTCTTGATGCAGCATTAGATGCTATGCTTCAAGGTCAAAACCAAGATGTTGATTGCAGCTCTGGTGTTTGTATCATAAAGGGGGACAAGAGTATTGTCGAGAGGATTAACAAGAAAATAATAACAGAAGACGGAAGACAATTACTTATATAACATGAAGAAAAAGTTTAGCCCAGAATTATTGAAAGAAGAGCAAAACAGATTCAAAAGATTGCTTGAATATGACTTTTATCAAGAAAAGAAAGAAGAACCTAAGTTCAAAGAAATCATACTAGGTAACGAATTGGAAGAAGCTGATGACGAATTCAATAAGGTACCTGATGATTCAACAGGCGCAGATGCAAATGCTGTTGCTGATAAATTAGGTGTTAGCGATGCTTCATCTCCAGAAGGAACACCAGATGCTAGTCAAGAGGCACCAGCTGAAGAACCAACAGAAATACCAACTGAAGAACCAGCTGAAGAACCAGCCGAAGAACCAGCACCCGCTGAACCAGCTAGTGATGATGTTGAAGTTGATGTAACTTCTTTGGTTAAGGGTTCAGAAGAAGCCAAACAAGCTGCTGATGCTGCAACTCAAAATACGGAAGCTTTGCTTCAAAAATTCTCAGAACTTGAAGCTAGGATATCAAACATGACAGCTTTAACCGATAAGATTGAAGGCTTAGAAAAAGAGATGATTAAAAGAAATCCTACACCAGTTGAAAAATTGGAAATGAGGTCATTAGATTCAGCTCCTTTTACACAAAAGCTTAGTGACTATTGGTCAGATAAAGAAGGTATGTATGATGTTATGGGTAAAAACCAAAACCCCAAAGAATATGTGCTTAAAAAAGACGACGTAGACTACAACTATAGCGATGCAGATATTAAAAAATCGTTTAGCGCAGTGGATAGCGACTATGACGAAGAAGAAATAGACGGATATGATGAAGAACAAGTATAAATAGAGGCCCTAACAAGGGCCTTTATTTTTTTACGGGTGTTACTTGCATTTATAGAAAACGTTTAGTATCTTTGCAAAAAGACGCTGAATTACACACAAAAAAATGTGAAAAAGCTACTTGACTTTTACATATTTTTTAGTATATTTGTAATAACAAAATGATTGAAAAATAACACATACTTATAAATTAAATTAAAAAAATGAGTGAACAACAAAATCGCCTAACGGCAATGCTAGAACAGTACGAAAGCAACACAAAGCCTAAGTACGAAAAGAAAACCGAAAAGGTCTACGACCTTAAGAACTATTTCAACACAACCCTTAAAGACAAGGAATTACGTGCTGAAAAAGTAATAAGAATCCTCCCTACTGCTGATGGTTCAAGTCCATTTACAGAATTTCGCGGCCACAAGGTTCAAGTAGACGGTGAATGGAAAACATTCGCATGTTTGAAACATGAAAAAGGTGAAGCTTGCCCTTTCTGTGAGGCTCGTGAAGCCCTTATGTCTACAGGAAAAGAATCTGACAAAGAACTTGCAAAGAAATACAATGCAAAGTTGATGTACATCGTTAAGATTATCGATAGAGATAACGAAGCTGATGGTGTTAAGTTCTGGAGATTTAACCATGACTATCGCAAAGAAGGTATCTATGACAAAATCGTTGGTCTTCTTCGTGCGGTTAAGAAAGACGTTACTGACCCTGCAACTGGTCGTGACTTGATGCTTACAATCAACAAGAACCAAACTGGAATTCCAGTTGTATCAGCAGTAGCTTCTCTTGACCCAAGTGTCCTTTCTGAGAACCCAGAACTTGTTAAGTCGTGGACTAGCGATGCTAGAACATGGGAGGATGTATACTCTGTAAGAACATATGACTACTTGGAAATCATCGTTAAAGGTGGAGTTCCAGTATGGGATAAGGATAAGAAAGCCTTTGTTGACAAAGCATCTGTGAGCAAATCAGAGTCTTCTGACTTAGATAGCGAATTGTCTGTGAGTCTTGAAACTGTGAAGGCTAACATCAAGGTTGCACAGTCAACAAACGAAGAACCAGTTATGACTGAGACTTCGGAAGATGACTTGCCGTTTTAGTGATAGCGTTTTACATAAATAAAAAAGGGTGAGGAATCGCCCTTTTTTATTCTAGGAAATAACATATTTGTAAACGTATTAAAAATGGCTAAAAAACCAAGTAAACAACCAATTGAAAAAAAATCTTTTGACCCAAGAGAGTATCAAAAGAGCAAAGGACTAACAAGAACATCAAAACCAAAAGACCTAACATGGGTTCCGCTATCAGAAGCATTTCATGACGCATTAGGCATACCAGGCGTACCAAGAGGATATGTAACCCTCGTAAGAGGTTATAGCAACACAGGTAAATCAACAGCCATCTATGAAGCCATAGTTGGGGCTAATAAGATAGGTGACCTTCCAGTTATCATAGACACAGAAGGTAACTTTGATTGGGAACACGCTAAAAACATCGGTGTTCAATATGAAGAAATATTTGACGAAAACGGTGAAAAAGACTACGTAGGTGACTTCATCTACATCACAAACAGAAAACTACTTGACCTTTATGAAAACTTCGAGTACGATGAAGGAAAAGAAAAATCAGCACCGACAAGAAGAGAACCAGTTATTGAAGATATCGGTCACCTTATTGATGATATGCTAGATGACCAAGAAAACGGATTGCTACCAAGAAACTTGGTGTTCCTTTGGGACTCTATCGGTTCTGTTGATTGCTTCAGAGCAGTTAAATCAAAAACCAAGAATAACATGTGGAACGCTGGTGCTCTTGAATCAGCTTTCAAGTCTATACTTAACTTCAGAATACCTGACTCACGTAGAAGTGACTGTGAATACACAAACACTATCTTAGCTGTACAAAAGATTTGGTTTGATAACATGAATACCGTTATTAAACATAAGGGTGGTGAAGGTTTCTTCTATGGTTCTCGTCTTATCGTACACTATGGTGGTATCTTAACTCACGGTACAACAAAGCTTAACGCTGAAATCACCGATAAGGGTAACAAGATGACATACCAATATGGTGTTGAAGCTAAAATCAAGTGCGAAAAGAACCAAGTTAACGGTATCGAACAAATGGGTAAGATTGCATCTACATCACATGGTTACTGGAACCCAGACAAGCTAAGCGACTACAAGACCGAACACAGAGGTTTTATCTTGTCTAAATTGAACGCTGAATATGGTGATATTAACTTCACAAAAGAAGAAGTTAAAGAACTTAGCGTTGACGATATGGAATAGTATTTTTTAACTATAAAAAAATGAAGTGAATAAAAGACCACCTCGTAATGGTGAAACTGTAAAGAGAACCATTAATACACTTTTGGTAGACGGAAATGCCCTATTTAAGGTAGGGTATTTCGGTGCCAAAAATCAATACAACTCAAATGGCCAACACATTGGCGGTATATATCAATTTATAACCACGCTTAGAAAGGTTCTAACCGAAGACCTATATCATAGAGTATATGTTTTTTGGGATGGAAACATGAGTGGAAAACTAAGATACTTGATTTACGAACCATATAAAAGTGGTCGTGGTAAGAACTACATTGAAGGTACATATCCAGTTGATGAAGCCGAACTAGAACAAAGGGCTGTCGTTGGTGAGTATCTAAATGAAATGTTTGTAAGACAAATAAGACACGAAGTCGTAGAAAGCGATGACTTCATAGCATACTATTGTCTGAACAAAAAAGAAAACGAAAATATTACGATTCTATCTACCGATAGAGACTTTCTTCAATTGATATCAGAAGATGTAAGGATTTATTTTTTGGATTTGAAGCAGATGGTTGACTTAACCAATTATTCTTCGTATTTTTGCTATCACCCTTCAAATTCTGTTTTGGTTAAAACCATGACTGGCGATTCAAGCGATAGCATAAAAGGTATCAAAGGCCTAGGACAAGATAAACTCTTGTCGTTGTTCCCAGAGTTGAAGACACAAATTTTGTCACTAAATGAAATTATAGATAAAGCAAAGAAACAACAACAAGAACGAATCGACAACAAAAAGAAACCTCTTAAGGTACTCGACAACATCATCAATAAGGTAACAGACGGTCCTCAAAAAGAAATGATTTATGAAATCAACAACAGACTAGTAAACTTGAACACCCCTATGATGACTGAAGATGCAATAAGAGAACTACAACGCCTAAACGATGGGAAGTTAACCAATACTGACCGAGACCTCAAAAATGTTATGGCTATGATGAAGCGTGATGGTTTAGATAAGGCCATAGGTGAGACACGCTATCCAGACTATCTGATACCCTTCAAAAAGCTTATCGAAAGAGAAGATATTTTTTAACTTAAACAAACAAAAAAAATGGAGACAACCAAAAAAACATTCGACCCAGAAAAAATCAAAGAACAAAGATTTGAATTTATTCTGTACACAAACAATCATATTGTTTGCCAGAGATTCTTCAACATTCGTGACTTCAACGAAGAATCACTAAAATCCTACGAACTTAAAGAACTCATGGATGTTCTTTGTTCATTGAACGACAAAGATGGTAGAATGGGAATAATCCCAACACATCTTAAAAACAAGTCTGTAGACTACCTATGGAGCACATACAATCCATATAGCCTACAAAAAGACCGCCCAAGCAAAAATCTGTTCGAAAAAGTGGACGATTTTCAGTTTGAAATCAAGGTTGACAAAAAAACAGTTGCAAAGTCAACATTCTCAGGCAATTATTTCCCACAGAAGGTAAGATACGCGGTAGATATCAAGGAAATAATCCCTTCAATCATGCTCGAAATCCGCGAATTTTTGAGCAGAAAAAATTATGATAAAGTGGTCGCCTAATCGGCCACTTTACCATATTTATCATAACACAAGTTTCTAAAGAAAAGTTAAATGGCTAAAGTAGACAAAGACACATTACAGCAGTACGGCGAAGAGTTTCAGATACGTCTGATAAAACAGATATTACATGACAACAAATTCGCAAACACAATAATTGATATTGTTGACGCAAATTATTTTCATGACCCATATATGAGGATAATGGTTGCTTCGATAAAGCAAGCCAAAGCAGAACATGATATCATTCCAGATATAGGTGCTTTGGAAATAAGAATGCTCGAAGGAATCAACGAAGACTCACAGCGAAAATACACGTCAAGCTTGATTAAAAAAATAAATGATTCTAGCTTAAATGATTCTTTGTTTGTTCAAGATAGGGCTATGAAGTTCTGTAAGCAACAAGAGCTTAAAAAGTCTATTCGAGAGATTCAAAAAATCATTGACAAAGGAAATGTTGATGACTATGAAAAGTGTGAAAACATCATCAAAAAAGCCATAGAACACGGGGATAACAAAGATGATGGTCTAGACATATTCGAGAACATCACAGCGGTGCTTCAAGATGACTTTAGAAAGCCTATACGCACAGGTATCGATGGCTTAGATGAAGTTATGGACGGTGGACTAGCTAAGGGTGAATTGGGTATCATACTAGCACCATTCGGTGTTGGTAAGACAACAATGATAACAAAGCTTGCCAATACAGCGGTTAATGATGGACATAATGTTTTGCAAATCTTCTTCGAAGACTTGCCGAAGGTAATCCAAAGAAAACACCTAGCATGTTGGACAGGTATAAAGCTAAACGACCTATCATTGCATAAGGAAAAGATACTTGAAATGTGTGCCGACAAGCTTAAAAATTCAGAAGGCAAGCTAAGACTTAAGAAGTTCCCAAGCGATGGTACCACCATACCTATAATCAGACAATACATACGTAAAAAGATAGCTGAAGGTTTCAAGCCAGATGTGGTACTTTTGGACTATATCGATTGCGTACAGCCATCTAAGGTGTTTGACGATGTATACGCTGGTGAAGGTAACGTAATGAGACAATTTGAGTCTATGCTGGCAGAATTTGACTTGGTTGGATGGACAGCGGTTCAAGGTAACAGAAGTTCGATAAAAGCTGACGTTGTAGAGGCTGACCAAATGGGTGGTTCAATCAAGAAAGGACAAATAGGTCACTTCATCGTATCTATTGCAAAGACGCTTGACCAAAAAGAAGCTGGAACTGCAACCATGGCAATACTTAAGTCTCGTTTTGGTAAAGATGGTATCATATTTTCGGATATCAAGTTTGATAACGCAAGTATACAAATCGATATGGGTTCTACGAAGGGTCCTAAGACTCAAGTAGACCATAGAAGAGAAGTTGAAACAAGTCAACAAGAAAGAATATCAGAATTGTTTACACAGTCTAAAGCCAGAAAAGCAGCTTTAGAATCTTAATAACCAAATAATCAAAACCAAAAAAAAATGTACTTAAAAGACAAAACACTAAACAAACGCTATTCCATATTTCCAATCATTCACAATGATTTGTGGGAAAGGTATAAGCAAGCTGAAAAGCAAACATGGGTTGCGGAAGAAACCGATTTGAGCAAGGATAAGTTCGATGAACTTAAAGAGCCAGAAAAAATCTATCTAAAAAACATCCTAGCGTTTTTTGCTATATCCGATGGGTTGGTCATTGACAACCTAGCCACGAACTTCTTGAATGAAGTTGAAGTATTGGAAGCACAGTATTTCTACGGTCATCAAACATTCATCGAGCAGGTCCATGCAAATGGCTACTCTTTGCTTATTGATACCTATATCAAAAACCTAATTGAACGTGATGAATTGTTCAACTCTATGGTGACCAACCAAGCTGTAAAGAAAAAAGCTGATTGGGCCGAAAATTGGATTCAACATCCATCATTCGCACATAGATTAATAGCATTTGCTTGCGTAGAGGGTATCGCATTTTCAAGCGTATTCTCAGGGGTATTTTGGTTCAGAAGCCGTAACAAGATGCCAGGCCTAGCTGCGATGAATGAACTTATTCTTCGTGACGAAACTTCGCATTATGAATTTGCTGTTCACCTTTACAACAACTATTTGAAAGATGACTACAAATTGTCAAAAGAGGAAATAAGGAATATCGTTCTTAGTTGTTTTGATATTGAAAAGACATTTGTCGAAGAAAGTATGCCAGAAGGGTTACAAGGCTTGACAAAACAAGATATGGTTAAGTATGTGAAATACGTAACGGATATCGTATTGAATGACTTCGGTTGCGAAACTGAATTCAAAGTGACAAATCCACTAGAGTATATGTCACGTATAGGGTTGTCATCCAAAAATAACTTCTTTGAAAAGAGAGAAGGTGAATATACCAGAATAGATATACCAAATTCTATGGATGGTATTTTTGATGAAGAATTTTAATATAAAAAAATGAGAATACTAAAAAGAGATAAGACAACACAGGCTTTCATGCCTAATAAGATTCTAAGCAGAATAAAGACCCAAGCCACAGGGCTTAAGGTTGATTCTGACGCACTTTTCCTTGAGGTTATACCCTTGATAAGTGATAACATAACAACTACTGAAATTGACGAGATAATAGCCTTCAAAGCGGCTGACAAGATTATTCAACACCCAGACTATTCACTTCTAGGTGGTCGTATTCTTTTGAGCCGTCAATCAAAACTAATCGGAAAAGAACTTCAGCCAGTTGATTTAACATATGATTTTTTTGCCGCTACTACATTTTTGACCAAGTATTCAATGAGAGACAATAACAAAACACCTATTGAATTGCCGTCTTGTATGTATGAAAGAGTTTCAAAACACTTGTTTCCAGATGATGAAAAAAGTAGAACAGCCCTGCTTAAAGAACTAAACGCAAAACGTATAAACTTCGCGACACCAATCTATACCAATGCTGGTATAGAAAAAAGAGGCGGTATGATTAGCTGTAACCTCACCCATCTTGAAGATGATTCTTTTGAAGGTATTGAAAATACCCTTACAAAGATAGCGGCTGCGTCAAAAGAAGGTTCTGGTATTGGTTTATTGATAGACCCACTAAGAAGCAAGGATAGTGTTGTGGAATCGTTTCAAGGAAACGCAGGGGGTGTAGTAAGACTTGCGGATATGGTACAGTCTAAAATGCGTTTTTATAAGCAAGGAAGTCGCTCTGGAAGCTGTGCATTGTATCTATCGGTATGGCACAGAGACATTTTTGACTTTTTGGACCTTACACTACCTATTGGTGACGAGCAATTAAGAACCCGTGACTTATTTACGGCGGTAATCATCAATGATTTGTTCATGCAAAAGCTTGAAAAGGGTGAATCATGGTATCTTTTCTGTCCAAACGATATTAAAAAAGCTGGGTTAAAGCCATTTTACGAACTTTGGGGTGATGAATTTGAAGAAGAATACCAAAAAGCAGTTGATATGGGTCTTGGAAAGAAGGTTAACCCTAAAGAAATATTCGATTCAATCATAAAATCGCAGGTAGAAAGCGGTAGACCATACGTAATGTTCAAAGATAATGCTAACAGACGCAATATGCAAAGTAATATCGGTCCTATTAAGCAATCAAATCTTTGTATCGAGATTATGGAAGCCTCTAAGCCTAATTATACACCACAATGCACCCTAGCATCAATCAATCTAGCTGAACACAATGGTTTAAAATCCATAGATGTTTCCACTAGGGTATTGGTTAGGGGTCTAAACGAAGTTATAGATAGGAATAAATGGAGTGATGACTGGAGTAGTTCTGCTGGTCTTGACCAAAGAGCACTAGCTATAGGTGTAGCTGGATTAGCCGACTTCTTCGCTAAGAAGAAGATATCGTTTGAAAGCGAAGAAGCTAAAAAATGGAATAACGATATCTTTGAAACCATGTACAAAGCGGCGGTAGAAGAATCAATGAAGATAGCGGAAGAAAAAGGAGCGTGTTATCCAGCTTGGGAAGGCAGCCCATACTCAAAAGGACAAACATACATCGAAGGATGGTCACCTAAACCAGCTGGCGAACCAATACCAGTTTACAATAGCTTATTCTTGGGTCTTATGCCAACAGCATCATCAGCTATTCTTCTATCGGTATTTGAATCGTTTGAAGCTGCAACCGCTAACTTGTTCACAAGACGTGTTGGTCAAGGTGAATTCTTGGTGGTAAACAAATACCTTGTAAACGAATTGATTGAACTAGAATTGTGGGATTCTAACATGATTGACAAGATAATCAAAAACAAAGGTAGCATACAGAATATCATAGAAATACCAGAAGATGTTCGTTTTAGATACAAGGATACTTGGGAAATTTCTCAAAAAACCCTTTTGGATTTAGCAATAATACGTAACAAGTATGTTGACCAATCACAGTCTCTGAACCTATATCATGCTGACGCTAAGTATGGGAAAATAGCAAGTGCGTTAATGTACGCATGGAAAGGTGGGTTAAAAACGGGTGTTTATTACACCAGAACCAAATCCAAGTTGGATGCTAACTCAAAACTAGCATCTTCGCAGGTGACGGTAGCGCAAAAACCCAAAGATAGTCAATTTGAATGCTTCGGATGTTCAAGTTAAAAAAAGGCCCCACAACGGGGCCTTTTTTATTTAACATATTTACTTACCAAAATCCAATAGTATTATATTTATGAATAAAATATAAATGGCAAACGGTAAATTTATCAATATAAATTATCCCTTTAAGAACAGTTCTCAGGGGTTTTACTTGGATTTGAACGCAGATAGCAATTCAGCTATAAAAGCGGATTTAATGCACCTTATCTTGACTAGAAAAGGCCAAAGGCTATATGACCCAAACTTTGGAACTGACTTATTGAAGTTTATCTTTGAACCAGAAGATGGCTTAACGCTAAACAATCTTAAACAAGAAATAACAGATACGGTAAAACAATACTTACCAAAACTACAAGTAAATAATGTTTCTGTAACACAATCATCGGAAAGCGACTACGCTGCTGTTGTTAGAATAGACTACACAGTAACCGATGACGTTTTTACATTTACAGACTTCGTAATAATCAACATATAACATGGCAAATCAAGGTATCAATTATAGTTCTCGTAACTTCGCAGACATCAGAACGGACTTAGTTAACATGGCTAAGCAATATTACCCAGACATCTTTAACGATTTTAATGACGCATCGGTAGGTATGATGCTTTTAGAACTAAACGCCGCTGTTGGTGATATGCTTTCATTTAACACCGATAGGATGTTTCAAGAAACTCAAATAGACTACGCTCAAGAAAATAAAAACATCTTGTCGCTAGCTAGAACATTTGGTGTTAAGGTGCCAGGCAAAAGACCAAGCGTAACGCTTGTTGATTTTTCAGTAACGGTTCCAGTATTCGGCGATACCTTCGATGTATCTTATGCTCCATTGATTAGTGCTGGAGCACAAGTTAACGGTGCTGGTAAGGTTTTCGAAACAGCTTATGATATAGATTTTTCAGACCCTTTCACGATTGGTGGCGTACCTAATAGACTTATCCTACCGAACTTCGATTCAAACGGTATACTTCAAAATTATACGCTTACAAAGAGAGAAATGGTTGTAAACGGATATAGCAAGATATTCAAAAGAGTTATAACATCTGCTGATGTAGTTCCTTTTTTGCAAGTAATCCTACCAGACACTAACGTTATATCTATTGAATCCGTAATTTCACTACAAGGAACAAACTTCACTCAAGACCCAAGCCTAGCTCAATTTTCAGACCCAACGCTTATGTGGTACGAAATGGATGCTTTGGCTGAAAGCGAAGTTTTTATTATGGATACATCTATAACTAGCGATAACGCTGGTATCAAGCCAGGAAAATGGGTTACGGTAACCAAAAAGTTTATTCGTGAATACACCGACCAAGGCTTTACAAAGATAACCTTTGGTTCTGGTACACAAGACCTCACTAGCCTTAGTACCTTTGGTTCAACACAATTGGTTAACCAAATAGGTAACTTTATAAATAACAATTCACTAGGTGAAACACCTACACCAAATACAACTATTTTTATTAAGTATAGGGTTGGCGGTGGTGCTGATACAAATGTTGGTACAAATGTAATAACATCGGTAGGCACATCTAATATAACAATAAATGGTGCTAATCAAACAATCAATAATGCTGTTAGAACTTCATTAAAGGTTAATAATCTATTTCCAGCACTTGGCGGTAGAGATGCACCAAGCGTTGAAGAAATAAGAAACTTGGTTAAGTATAATTTTTCATCGCAAAATAGAGCGGTTACTATCAAAGACTATGTCGCTAGGATAGCCTTGATGCCAGGCCAATACGGTGTACCATTTAGAAGTGGTGTTTATGAAGAACAAAACAAGATAAAGGTTTATATACTAGGCTTGGATGCAAATTCAAACCTAACAAATCAGTCTACAAGTACTCTTAAAAACAACATATCTAATTATTTGTCTGACTACAGAATGATTAATGACTATATAGAAATTAGCGATGGAAAGATAATAAACTTAAGCTTTGAGATAGACTTGTACGTGGATAAAAGGTTCCCTCAGTCTCAAATCGTAAGCCAAGTAATTTCGGATGTACAAAGCTACATGAGTATAAATAACTTCCAAATGGGTGAAAACGTATACCTATCACCTTTGGTTGAAACAATAAATAACGTTGGTGGGGTAACAAACGTTATAGACTTAAGAGTATACAACAAGGTAGGCCAAGGCTTATACAGCTTGAATGAAATAACTCAGCCGTATATCGATGCCACAACAAGACAAATCGATATTTCTTCTGACTATACGCTATTTGGCGACCCAGTTAGTATGTTCGAAATAAAATACCCTAACGTAGATATAAAAGTAAGAGTTAAAACATAAAAAATGGGTTGCAATTGCAAAAACGGAGTTTCAATAGATAATTTTTCAAACGAAAACAAAGAATCTAATTTACCAATAACTAAAAGAATATCATTCTACTTTGTTAGACTAGTTATATTCTTTATATACCTTTTGATATCACCAGTATTGATGGTATACCTTACATGGCTTGCATTTAAGGGTATAGTATTATCAGAATCACTAGATGTTACGGCTTTAATAAAGATGTTACCTAACATGTTATCTAAGGTTGAAGATGATTATATCTATGAAGAAGACTATAATAGTCTAACCGAAGATGATGTTTATTTGATTAACGCAGAAGATATAACCAATAAATACTAATTATGTCAAATAGTCTTAGAATAAGAACAACACCAAATGGTGGTGACCAATATGTAAAGTTAAAAATAGACCAAGATTTTGACTTCGTAAAGATACTGTCTTTAAATTTAACGCAAGAAGAAGTGTACAGAAAGTTTTGTTCTGACTATGGTGTTGTTGTTGGTAGGGTTAATGTAAATGGAGGCTTCGGTGTACCAAATGCTAAGGTAAGTATATTCATACCATTAGATTCGGTTGATAAAAACGACCCATTGATAAGTGGATTATACCCTTATGAAGTGGTTACAGATAAAAATTCTTCGGGTATAAGGTATAATGTTTTGGGTATCGAACCAGAAAGTAACAACGATTGTTTTACTCCAGTAGGTACGCTACCAACAAAGAGACAAGTACTAGACAACGATGTGATGAATGAAATATACTGTAAGTATTATAAGTTCACCACAACAACAAACCATGCTGGAGACTTCATGATATTTGGTGTTCCAGTTGGGACCTATACGCTACATGTTGATGCTGATATTTCAGATATCGGAATAATATCACAGCGTCCATATGACTTGATAAACGAAGGTGTATCGGAAAAATTCTTTTATGGTACAACCAAATTCAAAGGTGGTACAAACCTAGATAAGTTATTACAAATTAAGTCTACAAACGTAGGTATAAATGTGCAACCATTTTGGGGTGATACCGATAACTGTGAAATAGGTATAACAAGAGCAGATGTTGATTTGAATTACACCGTTCAAAGTTACGCTATCTTTATGGGTAGCCTATTTGGTGACCAGCATAAGCACAGCATAAATTATAGATGCCGACCAAGACCTAAGTTCGGTGAATTGTGTCAACAAGTAGCTAGTGAAGGTACCATAAATATGATAAGAAAGACACCAGATGGCAATATAGAACAATTTGATATTAATGGTGGAAGGCTTATAGATAATCACGGTGCGTGGTCCTACTTGGTACCTATGAACCTAGATAATGCTATTACAGACGAATACGGTAACCTATCATTAACCCAAGACCCAAACAAGGGGATACCAACAAGAGCATCTGTTAGATTCAAGATATCTATGGATGAAAATGGTAGCGAAGGTAGACTAAGAACAAGAGCTAATTACTTGGTTCCTAATAATCCTCAAACGAGAGATGAAATAGACTACAATTTTGATGACACAGCCAAAGATACAAGCTTTAAAGACTTGTATTGGAGCAAGATATATACGGTTTCAAACTTCATTCCAAGATTTCAAGGTGATAATGATTTCTCTAGGGTTCTTACAAGGGCCGTTACTGGTATTAAAAACGTTGATGAATGCGCTGGTGATAAGACACCATTCCCTTATAATAGGGTTAATACGATAGGAAGTCCAATCTTCAGTATTCTATGTGTTATCATAACAATTATAGCTTCGATAGTTTGGCTCATAAACCTTATTGTAAACGCAATAAACGCAATCATAGATGTAATTAATGATATCGGAAGTATTCTAGGTTTTAGTGTTGGATATGTTGATTGTGTAACCTTAAAGTGTCAAAGTGAAGATGGCGAAGCTAAATATGCGCCAAACTGCGGTGCTAGAGGACGCGGAGATGCTAATTACTATCCAGGTGATGGGCTTCATAATCCAATGCAAGTTGCTCCTGATGACTTTTCTGGTTGGGACACTTGTCAATCATTTGAATTGGCAAAATCACTAGGACTTTATCAATTTGACTTTTACAATGACTGGGTAACAGGTTCGTTATACAATTATCTATTGAAATATAAAAAAAGAAGAAAGGGTAGAGAAGTGTTTTGTGAATACGATTGTGGCGACTATAATACAGATGAAAATCCAGAATATAGCGGTGTAGATGGGAATCATAACGGTATTCCAGATAATGATTGTTTTAATCACATATTACTAGATACTTGTTACCCATATTCTGGTAGCGACCAACAAACAACACACAACGATACGGATATCATAAGAGAGGGGTTGATTAAGAAGTATAAGGATGAATTTTATTATGCTGCTACAACTCACCAAGCTGACTACAGACTTTTTGCAACCGATATTCAGTGCCTAGGGTCTATATTTGATTGTGATTGGCAAGGTTATCCTAAACTACAACCCTATCTCATACCAACAACATATAAGATACCGCCAGATGTAGATGAAACATATACCGATACAGCTACTGGAACACAGCGTGTTTTAAGTTGGGGTATGGTTACATCACAGGGTTTTGGTAAACAAGGTCTATTCTTTAATGTAAACTGCAATGGTTTGCATGTTACAGGTATTCAGTGTTCAAATATCAGACATATATGTGAATTTGGTGTTGATATAGATGAAAGACATGAAGACCCATTTGGACCAGCAACTGACCCAGATGGTATTATAGGTATAAACGATATAGACCCATATTACGGTACGGATGTTAGAAATGCTTTTTATGTTATGAATAGCGGAACAACTTCATTAGGCCTATATTCCGAACCAGCAAACTTAAATACAGCATTTAACTTAACAAATTGCCAAGATGGTTATGATTTTTCAAATGTAACTTCTAGCTTTGGTAACTGCGCAGGTCAAACACTTAATGGTTCTGATTATGTTAAGTTCAGAGGATTTCCAACATATTCTATGTCAGCATATGGGCAGCCAAAAAATTCATACTACATGTATTTTGGTATACTGCCAGGCAAAACAGCAATTGAAAAAATGAATGCCAGCTTTTTTGTTACCTGTGAACCTCAAAAGCTACATAATATGCTTATAACAACCAGCGTAACAGGCGACTCAACAAATACAAGTATAGGTCAAATAAGCTTTACGGTAGAAGGAGGACAGGGACCATACACATATAGCGTATCTGGACCTAATAATTATAGCGTATCTGGAACTCTTGGTGTTTCACCATATACTGAATTATTAACAACGCTATCATCTGGTAGTTATACCATAAACGTTATAGATGCATTAAATGATACGGCGACAAATACGGTAATCATAGTTGGTTTGGTACCGTTTAGTTGTAATGCAAATATAACACAAAATGTAAGCACAATTAACGGAACAGATGGCAAGATACAACTTAATGTATATGGCGGTATTGGTCCTTTTAGTTATACCCTAACTGATTCAGTAAACACATACACACAAACATTTAGTTCAACACAAACTACCATTAGTAACTTAGCTATATCACAAAATGCTGGTTATGTGCTAACGGTAACAGACTCTTCAACACCTACAAATACATGTATTACCACTGGCTTAACAGTAAGCGGTCCGACATCTTTAAATGTGACAACACTTGTTACAAACCCAACATGTTGGAATTCTCTTGATGGTAGCATACAAATAAATGCACATGGAGGTCAACCACCGTATGTATATCAAACAACAGGCCCAAATGGATATACTTCATCGTCTATGACTGCTAGTAATTTAAAAACAGGTACATATACGGTAACGGTTGTGGATTCTAATTCAATAACGTTTGGTCCAGCCTCATATAACTTGCAACCTCTAAATCCAAAGGTAACGATAACACTAGGTTCAGGGATATCAAACCAATGTAGTGCTACACAATACTCGATACCATTCGATATAAGTGGTTATATTCCTAACACACCTGTAAGTGTTAAGTATTCTATTGATGGTGGTGCCGTGGTAACAACTACACTACCTATAAACAATAATTCTTGTGTTTTAACCATACCAAAATCAAGCATATCGTCTCAAATACAAATATATGTTTGTAATGATTCAAGTTGCACATGCTATAGCAATACACTAACCGTTAGTATAGCTGCTATGCAATTACCAGCATCACAACTGGGTGGTACTCTAACTGCAACACTAGGTGTTAATTCAGGAGGTATACAATACTACAACTATTTATTGTTACCAAGCGGTGGACTAGGTGGTTATAGCGTGGTAAGCTCAATACCACAATTCCTTGGTGTTGGGTTAACATCAATACAAACAGCACCACAACTTGGTGTTAGTTCAGCATTAATAAAAGATAGTGTCGGTTGTACGGCAACAATTAACCTAACATAATATGAGCGTTGATAGATTACAAATTAGACTAAGCAGCCAGACATCAAAATCATCTGTGAACAAAGATGACTATTTGAAGGTAGATTTATTGTCAGACACCAAAACACTACCGCCAGATATAATAAACGATATTGTTAATGCGTATGATGTTTTTAATAATGAAAGACAAAGCAGTCCTTTTTATAGAATACTAGGTACGATAAATCCAACAATATCAAATCCATTATTTAACCTAGATGATGTAGCTCGTAATGACCTATATACTTGGAAGGGGTTTAACTATGAAGATGGTCAACAACACTTTAGATTTAATTCACCGATATACCCAAACAATGTAAACAATTTTTTAAAGGAAAAAGATGGATGGTTTGGTTACTTCGACCCAGATATAGCCAAGAGCGGCTTATGTAACTATTTTGACATGGAACCTAAACGCCAGAGGTTTTCTTTTGTACCAGATAATAATCCATATAACGGAACCTTCGGCCAGTTAACACAGAATTGGGAATTGGTTATAACGTATCCAGCTAGCGTAGACTCTGGACATACAATGGTACTTGGTGGTTTATCTATTGTTGATGCACAACCAGTAGTTATATCCACAAGACAAATGACAGCATTCGGTGTGCCTTGTAAACACAACTTGAGTATAGGTGATGTAGTTATTGTAACTGGAACAACTGGTTATAATGGTGAATACATAGTTGCAAGAACTGGCCTAGATGATGGTACGTACCAAGACTCTTATTTTGTTGTGGATGTACCAACAACAGGTTCGATTGGACCAAATACAAGAATGATTAAATCGATAAATGGAATAAATTCAACCTATTATTTTAGGTTGTTTAGAAAGGTACAAGTACGAGATAATCGAATGATAGCATCAGGAGATTCTGAAACGTATAAATTAGCGTTTAGCGAAAGCATTTATCTTGATTCACTAGCGCAATTTGTTTTCAATGAAGATGTTTCCGTAAGTGGACTAACAGATAATCTAGGCCGTCCTCTAAGCGAACTATACTTGACAATGATAAAGACAGATAGCAATGGATTATTTACGCATGTATCTTCTGGAATACAAACACCTTACATACCAGAATTAAATACTAGCCCGACAAATACATACTTGCAAAATATACCAGTCATAAATAAGATTCACAATGGAGTTACAGCACCGTTTCCTTCACATGTACCGCTGGAGTCAGATGTAATGAATAAATACGTTCAGAATTCAGATATGTACGGTGATTTGGTAGAATATAATATAAGTCTTCTACAAGAAACAGTACTAGCGGATGTCTACCATAGGTTCAACACTTATAACAGAGAAACATCGCCAAGCCTAACATATGCTGTAACGCTAGAGAATCCAATAACTGGAAATACACCAGCAATAACAAAAACAACTCTTTTAGGACCAAGACAAGAAGGGTATTACTATAAAGCACATAACTTAATAAGGATAAGGCAGTTTTCTAATTATGTAGAAACTGGTGATTCACATACCGTTGGTATTCCAAGTTACGCATATCTATACGATGATGGAACATATGCTTGGAGAGACTTATTAGATATAGGGGTAACGCAAACAGCGAACGATGTATTGGATTATCCGTTTTTAAATGGTTGTAATTATATGTATGATAATTATTGTTTCTTGTTAAGAAGACAGGACCCATTTGATTTATGGAATCTTTATTATTCTACATATCCAGCTGACCCAATAGGTGAGCTAATAACAAATAAATTCAATTCTTATACCGCGCCAGATGTCTGTTAATACTTACCAAATAAACTTATCGGTGTTGAACACTGATGATGCTAAGATAAAGATACCAATCAGTATGGACAATCAAATTGTTGAACAATCTGAAGTGGTGCAAAGAGTATTTGTTGATACCCAAACACAAGCATCCATAAACCCTATTGTTGACTACGAAAAAGTTAGATATACTCCGTTGGATAATAATGATAATCAGTTGAATCAAATTGTTTATAACGTTATCTTTAGCGGAACAAGTACAACATATGCTGACTTGGGCTTTACGGATGACGAAGTGAAGTATGAAAACAATACGTTCCTTAATTCATTCTTAGAGTTATATTTTTATGATAGCGATAATCCTATGGTACAGAATTTGCTTTTTTTTATTACGCTATATTCAGAATTAAAACCAAGTGACTTAAATCCAAATACTGGATGGCCTAAACCAGCGAATCAAATACCTGTAAATTACCTATTGCAAAATCCGTATCTAAACCCTAGAGGGGTATCCGAAGGGTACTATCTTTATGACTATAGAGATGAATTAGCTTTAGGTGAATCCAAGTATTTATACATGAGAGGCGCATTTAAAAACGCAAAAGACGGTACCACAACCAATCTTATGGTAGTAAATACACCTCAAAGCATAGATAACCTAGTACACCAATTGTATACTAGGGTTAAATTAACTAGAACAGACATGGGTTTTCACTATGAATTGGACGATATGTACCAAGGAATAGGTGTTATCGGTCCAAATAATGTCACTTATTCTACAAATCAAGGTATAAATCAAGCGACAGTAAACCTTTATAAGATAAAAGCGATATGATAGACTTCGTACAATACAAAATTTCGCTAGAAGATAGCACGGATAGAGGTTTAAATAGTCCTACATGGGGTATCATGACCGCTTCAACCTTCTATGTTAATGTTTTTTTGACGCAAAACATAGAAGATATGGGTTTATTTACAGATATCGATTATATTTCTGGTCCAAGCCCAAGACAAATTCCTACTGGAGCAACACCAACAGACTTAGCGACCCTAAGATTTGTTGGTTCAGATGTTTCAAACTACTATAATTTCATAAATGCGGTAATAACTGGTACAACCGATAGTAAAATTGATGATTTAAGGTCTTATAATCAACAAATTCCTTATATAGTTGGTTTGAATATAGAAACACAAGCCTATATTAACTACGAAAATCAACCAATTAGTGGTGTAAGCAGGGTAACTAGCATTGTAGACCCTATGGTTTATGTGTTTGACGCACCAGATGACGCTTATATAGGTACGGATAGCCAGGTATCTGGTTTACTATATGAGGATTATAGCGCAAATACGGTAGTTAAAATAATAAATGGGGTACCTACCACTGTACCTTTAGCTAACTTCAGGTATATTGGTGAAGGGTATAACGAAACAAATACTTCATTATCTGCTTTAACAAAAGAAGAATACTTATTTGGTGTGGTTTCTCCACCAGAAGTTAAAAGCGGTGTATTTATAGACAGGGGAACCACAAGCGTAATGGATTATCACTTAAGACTTTCAGAAATAAAGAGCCTAGGTGAGTTAGCCAGTTACGGTAATGGGTTTTATAATTTAACAAGACAATAAAATAAAAAAGAATGGCAACAGGCGTTTACGGCATATCAAGACCAGCAGACATAACACCAGACGATGTAGAGATATTTTATCACTACACACCTTCTAGGGACAGCGTGGGTAACACAACTCTATTGAAGTTAACCCCATCAGAAGTACTAATTCCGATAGATAACCCTAATAAGACACAATCAAACATAACTGGTTTCGAAACATTTGGTGGGTTATATACACTAAAGCTTCCAGCAACAACATTTGGTGTTAAGGGGTTTTATACAATAATCATTAAACCTATTGAAATAAGAACAACCATAACCGATGTTGGTGTATTATCGGCATTCCCAGATACTGGCGGTTTATTATTCGACATTTCATCAATACCACAAAACTTTGCAAATAGATTTGAAAATAATGGTTTGGTTGGATATAGGATTGAATATCTTAACACCAACTTATCAGCTAGCCAAGCTAAGATTAATAACTTTTTCAGAATTATAACTTCAAATAATAGAGCAGAACCTGTAAACCAAAACCTAACAAATAGCAATCAAAAGGCTATTCGTTATAGATTTAACGACAATTCTACTCTAACATTTTGTACCGTATCACCATCTTCAGCCGCGAACGTAACACCTAATACGCTACCTTATATAGGACAGCCAAATCAAGAGGTGATAATAACAAATACGTTCTTTAACCCAATAGTTCTTGAGGTTGAAATGGTTCAATTTGATATTGAAACGCTTGCATTTGGATTGTTTGGAAATCAAAGCAAATCAATCGAAGATGGTATATATACTATTTATAACTTCAATAATGATATTTACAAACAATATGACTTGTTCGAAATCAAAGACCAATTTACTGGTGTTCCATTATATGAAATAAGAGAACAAAGAACAACAATTGATTTTACTAAGTCATTCACAAACGTAACAACAGTATAAGTTAAATGAGTAGCAATAGAATAAAAGTAGTTGGATACGCCCAAAAGGTTGTATATACAGACGGAATAGAGTATAGAAACTTTACACCAGACTTGGTTGGTTTACAAGCAGCCAATAATACTGGTACGCCATTATTTACACTAGGTAATTTTCAAATCACAACAAACCTAGACCCTAAATTAAGCAAGACATATCTTTCTTCTAAGTTTTCCGATTTCTATACGCTATCTAACTTGGGTGTAACGCTATCTCAAGCTCAAACTCTTTTAAATAATAATGCTAGTGTAATACTTAACCTTGATAAGTCAGATATAAACAACTACGCATTGTTTGGTTCGTTAACTGAATTTACTAGGGTAGGACTTGAAAATATCATTAGTACTTGGCCAGCTTCACTTTACCTAACACCAATAGCTCAAACACTAGATGGCTTCATGGTTACAGGTAATACAGCTCAAAATTATTCATATGATAGCTTAACCGAAGTTGCTAGCTTCAGAATAGATACTACATTTATAATAAACAAATATAACTTAACGTATACACAAAACGGTGTTGTTCAAAATACATTTAGTTCTTCTAACCAATTAAGGAACTTTACTATTAGTTATCCGTCATATGTTTTGCTTTATAATGGTGTTGAATACCCAGTATTAGGTTATACAGCATCTACATACCAAACAAATGACTATGCTTATATTAGCATAAAAGGAGATGCTTTTTCAGGTCTAACAAATACAACCGCAAGTTATCATATAAAACCAAATAAGAGCATTCTTGACCAATTCTTTAATAATCTACCAGACTTTGAATACTATTTGTTAAGCAGAGATGTCGTACCACAGTATACCGCAAAATTCAACTTCCCATTGGTAAGTGATGAAGGTGTTATAATCTATACAAGCAAGTCGCTAACATGGCCTGTAAGCGATGGTTATAATATAGACTATGATACTGATGCTTATGTAAACTATGCTTCCAGCTTGCTAGAAATCACGAATGATAATGACTTGGTGGCTAGTAACTTGATGGGTAGATTTTTGGTGTCTGAATCAATAACCGCATTCGATACACAACCTGTTCACTTGTCTTCTCAAGATGAAGATACATCTGGACAAAAAGTAAATAAGTTATTACAGCTCTATGGTGCTGAATATGATAAGCTAAATGCTTATATAACTGGTATTGAATTTGCAAATTCGGTAAGCTACGATAAGAAAGATAACATGCCAGACTTATATCTTAAAGACTTGGCAAGGGTTCTTGGTTGGGAGCTTATAACATCGGTAGTAGAGAGCGATTTATTATCTAATTTTGTAACATCTTCTCAGTCTATGTATTCTGGTCAAACGGTTGGTATGACACCAGCTGAAGCCGATATAGAACTATGGAGAAGAATAATACTTAATAGTCCTTGGTTATGGAAATCCAAAGGTAGCAGAAAATCTGTTGAATTTTTATTGAAATTCTTGGGTATACCTAATGGCTTGATTCAATTTAATGAGTACGTTTATGTTGCTGATGCGCCGATAGATGTGAATCTATTCAAACAAGCATTATTGCTTAATGGCTTAAGCGATGATATAACACCATATCCGATAGATTCTGATGGCTACCCAAGACCACTAACAAATACTGCTAGCATGTACTTCCAAAACTATGGTCTTTGGTACAGAGAAACTGGCGGTTCTGGTTCAACGGTAGATATCCTTGGTGGAAATAACCCACACGTTGGTCCATATGATGGAGGCTCTGCTTATATCAATCAGTTTAGATGCTTGATACCAAACTTTTCTGCTGTTACGCTTACTTCGGTTACTATGTCTATAGATGCAATGAATCTATATACAAACTATAATTCTGGTACATTTAACGATGGTGTCTCTACGGCTACAACTGTTAATACCGTTGAAATAACAGACGAAAACGGTGCTAATATAACCAACTGTGTTATCTTTACACCATCAATCGTTCATAATCCTGTTCCATTACCTACATATACTGATTGTGGTTGCCCTAAGCCAGAAGAAAACAATTCACTAAGTCTTTGTTTGAAATCAAAGCCAATACCAGCAGTGCCTAGCGCATGTAGCGATAGCTTGATATCAAGCCATGATAACACTAGTACTGGTCTTTATGTGTTTAACTACTATCAGTATAATATGGATGGTAGCATATATACAGATGTAAGCGGTAATCCTATTGCAAATACATCTGAGTACACCAAGAAAGAATGTTGTACAAATATTGGAGGTACGCCATTCTTACATAGTGATTATGCAAATGGTGTTGCAACCAATACTGGCTATATATGCTGCGATAGAACAGGAAAGTGTGGTTGTACAGCTACTTGTGGGTGGTTACCAGAGTTGACAACAATAAGCATACCTTCTGGTCAAACACAACAGCAGTATTTGGTGTTTGTTAAACCAGATGGTAGCAAATCAGTAGTTAGCCCTGACGGTTGTAATTGTAGTGTTACTCGTGAAACCCAAAACTTGGTTATCAAGGGTTCTATGATTACTGACCCATATACAGGAGAAGTTGGTTATGGTTGTCAAGTTACAAGAAGCGGTCTTTTAAATTTATCTTTGGGTACGCTAAGTACTATTTATTTACACTATGTTCGAAATAATCTTATATGCGCTAGACCGACAATAACACCAATAAGTTAAAATAAAATTACGACTCTAAATCATATTTATATAAATGGCAACATCTTGCACAAATATAATCAATAGCTCAGGAAAAATCATCGAAAATAAAGATGGTAGTGTTTCAGTATTTGTAAAAAACGCAGCTGGAAGTTATATTCCGTATGCCTTAAATGAAAGTTGCTGTTTATCATTAAATTCTGGTTATACATATGACACAAACTCACAAAAGTGTAGATGGGTTCCAGCAGCACCATGTAGCATACAGAATACGTTTAAGATAACCCTCAACCCAGAAGGAAACGATGGTGCGTTTTTTTACGCAAATTCAAACGAATTATGTTCTTTAAATGTAAGTTTCGATTATCTATTTAAGTTTGATTGTTCGGCACTAACAAATTTACTGCCTCAGATTAAACCCACACCTGTTCCTGTTCCAATAGCTACAACAAATTTAACTTCTGCTAACAATTTAATAAACACCATAAACGCTGGTAAAACTCAGATTCAAGTGCTTAATAATCAAGTTAGTCAAACAAATGCACAATTGGCTAATGTACAGCATTCTGTAGTTTTTAACGGAACACCAAAACTAACACAAACCAGCGTAAAGGTTCCAGCTAGTAATCTTAAACAATTTACCAATACTGGATTTGGTTCTGGTACTAAAAATAGTGGTTCGAGTCAAAACTTAACCATAACAGCGGTTTCACAAACCTCCACATCAACAACATTTTGTTTGACTGAACCAGATGGCTTAACAGCTTGGTCTGTAATTCTTGGTCAAAACAAATATGCGGCATTTTTAAACGGAGACCCAACATCATATACTGATGCTGACGTAGCTCAACTAATGAGTCAAAATGACACAGCGATAGCAAATGGTAGTCCAGCTCTTATCGGTCAGTGTCAAGTACCTTTCGGTACCAAGTCAAGACTGCTTAAGCAATTGGGTAGTGATAAGACTCAAATAACAGGTACAACGATATTTGTCGGTAACTTAACCAATAGTCTTTCTGGCTTGACAGCTAGCACGGCTCAAGCAAATACAACAACCGTAACTTGTAACACACCAAAAGACTTATTTGAAGGCTTAGATGTGTCCATGACGATTGATGTGGTTACAACTGGGAATACGTCACAAACAGTATATACTTCTAATTTTTTCCCAGCAATAGGAAACGGAAATCTTTATAACTATTTGGTTGCTAATCAAAACGCAACTGGTTTTTACGTAACTGGATTTGATTATGGTCCAATACTACAAACTAATTGCGCGGCTCCAAGTAGGAATAATTTCCCACCATATGGAACTTGTCAATCAGCAATAAATGCGCTTATAACAGAACTCTACCAAGAATCTGGCTTAAGCGGAACCACTGGTTTTTCAGGCTTCTCGCAGAGTCTTCCACCTAGCGGTTTTACTTCAACTTGGCTTCATTATTCAACAAGTATTACCGACCCTAACCTTATAAGTATGATAGCTAATAACAAGGTTAAGATTAGCTTGGTTATAAATCATACATGTAGCGATATGTGTTTATATTTGGATAACATCGTATTAGAGAAAAGCTGTGAAGTAATAGCTGAACAAAAAATACAAATAACGAAGTGTCCAGGCTTTGAACTTGATAAGATACGAGACAATAAAAAGTCTTGGTTAAACAATACCATAAGAACAAACAGACATTTTAACATATATGACGTAAACGGAAACAACCCTATACGTCAAACAAACTATGATGTTAATAATGAGAAATTGGTGATAAACACCAAAGAAATTGATTTGGATATAAACATAGCAGCTGCGATAGAAACAGATATTTGGCAATATATCGTAAACAATCCTTGTTTATTAACTGGGACAACACACTGTCATCCATGTTCGTATAAACAATTCCAAGATGATGAATTGTTTGAATTTATGGATAGTTATTCTTACAACTTCCAAGATGAAAGAACTAGCCCAACGACAGCATCGACATGTTGCGGTGATAATCAATTAATGTTCAATGAATTGATGAATCAACCACTATCAGCGGTAACGGTTGTTGAAGACTTCGAATACTTCATATCATCTGAACTTATAGATGCTAAGAATAGACAGACAATTTCCGCATACCCAACGCTTAGAGCCTTATATGAAAGATACTTAGACAGTACTATTTATTGTGGTACTCAGAGTGCTGGCTTCAACTATTTAAGTATGGACCAGTATTCTGGCTTGATTGATAGTTATTGGATGGATATCATCGAGCAAGTGGTACCATCAACAACAATTTGGGGTGCAGTAAAGATTTATACCAATACGGTATTTGATGCTCAGAAGTTCAAATACAAAGCGTATTCTTCCTTGTTCTGTAATAATCCATTCTTCGGTAATAGTGTATTGAGTCCAATAAACGGAAGTTTTGGAATATGTCAAAACGTAGATGTAATTATGTCAAACATAAATACTGGAAATGACCTAGAATCATGCTTGAGTAGTTCAAATATCACAACATGTAATAGCATTTGTCTTGCTCAAATGAATTCTGGTTCTGAATTTATCGGTACGGTTAGCATTTCTGGACCAAATTCGTTAAATTGTAACTTAACTGGCAAGACCGCAATAAATGCTTGTGATTTAAAGGTAAGTGTTAGCGTTGATGGCTTAACCGCCACAGCTTATTTAACAGGGGCAAAAGCACCGATTTCATATCTTTGGAGCAACGGAGACACAAATTCAGCTACCGTGTTTAGTGGTACTGGTCACTACAATATAACTGTAATCGATTCAAATTGTTGCAAATCTTTGGTTGAATTTAGTATAAAATGATATTTATTATAAAATAAAAAAGATGAGATTAACAGATAGAAGAGAATATACAGCCGCAACCCTAAATGACTTGGTTCACGTAGTTGTACCGAGTGATACGTCACAAAATTCAGCAGGTAGTTCATATAAGATGAAGCTAGGTCGAATCGCTAGCTTAATGTCATTTACCGCAAGTAATCCGTTCATTACTTCTGGTTCAACTTGGAACGGTGCTAACTACCCTATAAAAGCAAATAATGATAGTGGACTGGATGCAACAGGCGGTTATTCTTTTGCTATAGGTAGCGGAACAACCGCAAGTGGACAAAGCAGTTTTGCCTCTGGTTCGTTAACACAAGCTTTGGGCGACCTCAGTAGTGCAGAAGGTCTATCAACAACAGCAAGTGGCGAAGGTAGCCATGCCGAAGGTGGTTTTACAATAGCTAGTGGTCAAGCTAGTCACTCTGAAGGTGGTCAAACAACAGCACAGGGTGATGAAAGCCATGCCGAAGGTGTTCAAACAACAGCTTTTGGAGCTGCTAGTCATACCGAAGGTTATAATACAAATACACTTGGTGTTGCTAGTCATGCAGAAGGAATCAATACAACTGCCAGCGGCGATGGTAGTCATACCGAAGGTCTATCAACAACAGCAAGTGGCGAAGGTAGCCATGCCGAAGGTGGTCAAACAACAACTAGTGGGTTTACTAGTCATGCCGAAGGATACGGCACACAAGCTTTGAATTATCAAGCACATGCAGAAGGTTATTTAACAATAGCAAGCGGTCCAGCAAGCCATGCTGAAGGTAGCGAAACAACAGCAAGTGGGGATAATAGTCATGCAGAAGGAATCAATACAACTGCCAGCGGCGATGGTAGTCATGCCGAAGGTCTATATACAACAGCATTTGGCGACTCTAGCCATGCTGAAGGTAGCAATACAACAGCAAGCGACAATCAAGCACATGCAGAAGGTTATTTAACAACAGCAAGCGGTCCAGCAAGCCATGCTGAAGGTAGCAATACAACAGCAACTTACTACTGTAGCCATGCCGAAGGTAGTAACACACAAGCTTTGAATTATCAAGCACATGCAGAAGGATATTATACGATAGCTAGCGGAAATGTTAGTCATGTCGAAGGTAGTTATACAACGGCTAGTGAATATGCAAGCCATGCAGAAGGTAATAATACACAAGCAAGTGGCGTAGGTAGCCATGCCGAAGGTTATAGCACAATAACGCTTGGAGAAAATAGCCACGCAGAAGGTAGTACTACAACAGCTAGTGGGGATAATAGCCATGCAGAAGGTAATTATACAACAGCAAGTGGAAATAGTAGCCATGCTGAAGGTAATAGCACACAAGCCAATGGATATGGTGGTCATAGTGAAGGTAATAATACACAAGCTAACGGTGATTATAGTCACGCAGAAGGCTTTTACGCACAAGCCAATGGCTTTGTTAGTCATGCTGAAGGTAATTATACAACTGCCATCGGAGATGGTAGTCATGCAGAAGGTAGCGAAACAATAGCTAGTGGGGATAATAGTCATGCAGAAGGTAATAATACAACAGCCTTGAATTATCAAGCACACGCTGAAGGTTATTACACAACAGCAATTGGAAATTACAGTCATGCTGAAGGCCACTATACAATAGCTAGTGGTGATACAAGTCATGCAGAAGGTGGTTATACACAAGCTAACGGTACATATAGTCATGCAGAAGGTAGTACTACGACAGCTAGTGGAAATGGTAGTCATGCAGAAGGAGATAGTACAGTTGCTAGTGGATACGCAAGCCATGCTGAAGGTAGCACAACAACATCAATTGGTAATTACAGCCACGCTGAAGGTAATAATACAACAGCTGTTGATGACTACACTCATGCCGAAGGATACTATACAACCGCAAGTAAATTTGCTAGTCATGCGGAAGGTTATCAAACAACAACACTTGGTGTTGGTAGCCACTCTGGTGGTAAACAAACATATGTTAACGGAGACTACAGCTTTGTTCACGGATTTAATAGTATTGTAAGTGGAAATTCTATGATTGTTTTGGGGTCTAATATAACTGGTAGTACATCAAATATGACATATGTTGAGAAATTAACCATAGTTAGAATCCCATCATATGCAAGCGATGCAAATGCCGATGCTGACACCAGCCTACCACATGGTGGTGTTTATAAATTAACAGGTGGTAGAACACTATATATAAAACCATAATATGCAATTAGTAAAAAACATAAGCGCAAATATACTTGATAATGCTGATGGTAGCGTTGTGCTTATCAAATCACTTACAGCCGAAGTTCAGCAAGAAGACTACATAAACATGAATGGTTTTATTGCCTATTTGCAAGACCTAAAAAAGACGGAATTTACAGAAGGAATGGCGATGCCTACTGCATTTGGTTTAAAAAACAAATATAATATACCATTGGTTACGTTAAACATAGATTACTAATGAGATACCAACAACCAATATACATACAAACAAAACTGGATGGTGTCAGAAACAGAACGTTTCCAAACGTAAACATGAGTTCTGACCTATGTATCTTTAATGCCCCTACGTTTAGCGTAAGTGGTGCGTCAAAGATAGTATGTAGCGGTATGACTGGAACAACATATGTTGTTAGTTCCGCAACAACGATACCACTAACCTTTAGCTTTACTGGAAACTTAGAAACCTTCACAGCAAACAGTCCAACCTTTAAGTATGAAATATACAAGCTAAATACAACCGTTGATAGATTTTATTTACCAGCGGTTTATAAGTCTGCGGATTTCGCTTATCCAAGCTTTAGTGGTACCAATTCATTCGTTGATTCGGTATCTACAAATGCGCTTGGTCTTGATGGTGAATACTTGATTAAAGGCTATTTTGTTTTTGATAATTGCACCGACTTTCTAGGTAGACTAGGCAAAACGGTTGATACGATAAACTATAGAAGCGGTTCACAATATGGCTTATATGATAGCGAATTAGACTTCTATTTCATAGCATTTAAGGGTGCTGATAAACCAATATTTGCTAATAGCGGTAGTTATTCTGCACCAGTAAGCGGTTTATTCCAGCAAACAGTATTGTTAGCGGATAAGCAAAAACAAGTGGTGATTAATAACTTCTATACTGGTTATCCAATCATAACACTTAACGGTCTTACACTTGCCGCAAGCCAAGACTATACCGTATCTGGTAGCGTAGTAACCCTAGTTGACTATGGCGTTAGTGGGGATGTATTAACGGCTATCTATACAACTACATCTAATGCAACACTAGCAGGTGAATCAACAACGATTACTACGCCTGTTGTAAGTGGAACAACCGATAATCAAGGTACTAATACCGTTTATTATAACACAACAACAGGAAAATACGAAGTTTATAGTCAATCAACCCCTTCATCATTCAGTACAATGATAATAATGATAAACGGAGTTACACTTGCGAACAACATAGACTTCTATCAGTCAACTTCAAACAACAAGAGATTCATTTTAAGTGGTGATTTAATGGTTGGTGATGTGGTAACTCTTGTATATTACCCTCAGACTTCTGTTATAAACGGAATAATAAGTTCAAATCCAGTTGTTGTTTGGTCAATAGCTGATATACCACAAACAACAGACGGTGTTTTTACCCTAGAAGTTAGCTATACAAATGACTTTACCAGTCCTTATTACACCCATTCACAAAATTATATCGTAGGGTCTACGTTTTATAGTGACGGATTCCCAGTTAGTGGTTCTGTGGGTACTAAGTTATACTATAGGGTTAAGAACCAAAAGGCCTATGTTAATGTTTGCGGTCAAAATTTAACGGATACTGCATATAGTGATGTGATGCCGATAACGATACAAACTAATTCCATAAATTCGTACTAATATTATTGACAATGGGATATTTATAACTAAAATAAATCAAAAAACAAAGATATTTATAAAATATGAGTTACATTATAGACAGCACAAGCCCTTTCATCAGTGTAAAAATGACTGAAGTTGGTAGACAACAATTAGCCTTGGGCCAGCTTAATTTCAGCTATTGGGCCATAGGCGATTCTGAAATAAACTACAACAGGGAACAAATTGTTGATGCTAACCAAACCGATACTAGACTATCAGGTAGTAGCAAGGTCTTGCGCCCAGTTGATAGACAACCTAACATAAAGACTTACGTATATCCTAGCTCTTCAGCTTCACACTATCAACCTATTAATTCATCAAATATGAATGTGGTTAAAGCGGTAGTGAACAACGAAGCACTAGAAAGAGGGTTTTTTAGTGATAACTTAACAGGTTTTACAACGCAATTGACTTCTGATATAGTAGAGTCTGTTAAGTCAGTATCCAATACAAATTTAACTGGCGGTACAATACTAATTGTTACTGGAGGTACAACATTTAGTGTCGGTGACCTGATGTTGCTTAAGCCTACAAACTCTACCATTGGTTATTTGTCAGATGATGATACAACAGTATCTATCCCTAATCTTTGGTTTAAGGTTCAAGGTATAACTGGTAACACCATACAAGTTGACAGACCTCTACCTAATTATTCAGCTGATTCAGCAACTTCTAATATTTTATTTTATAGAGGGGGTGAAGTCTACAATACAATTGCAACTGGAAATACAACTGCTTATTGGGATTCTGGTACTCTATCATTTAACTCAAACGTAGACATAACATGTAGCGATGTTCCAGTTTGGAATATGAATAACGTTTGGTGTGAAGACCTTGCTGGTATGACAGGTAGTACTCTATATGAAGACTACACCAAGTTTGGGTCGTATCGTTATTTAGGTACCAAGAATCCATTCTTAGAGTATCTATGTGAGTCACTAACAGCTTCTTCGGCTAGCTTTAATTGTACGCCAGGCACAAGTTATGTTGACGATGTATCAAAATCAATTTCTATAATACACTACACAAACAATGCGATTTCTAATCTTTATGGCGAATTCTTATATGTTGATGCAACTAATAGCAAAATAGTTAAGGTACATTTGCCTAACTTGATGTATCATAGAAGTGGTTATGTTACTGGAAGTGGTACCACGATGGGTATGACATTTATTGCCAGTGGTGAAACCAAGCTTATTGGGACTAGCGATATTCAATACATCGACTTGGTAGAAGAACCAAGCATGATTTCTACTGCAAACACAACAAGTCTTGTTGTTGGTAAGGTACTTCCACAATTGAAAATGATTATATTTCATGATGATGAAATAGTTGCTGCGATGTCTTATAAGTCTAATAGAAACTGGACGCTACCATTCTTGTCAGCGAATCTTTCGTCACCAAGTGGTGGTACATCAACTGGTTTGGTTCTACCTAGCGAAACGATATACTTAACATATAGCCTAGAAACAAATACAAATGACTTATTGAGTTCTAGCTTACCTTGTCAAAACTACGTTAAGTTAACCAATAACACATCTGGTCCTAAAGACGTTTCATTTAGACTAAACGAAACAGACTTGTTACCATACATGAGAAAGATTGAAAGCGGTTCATATGATGGTCGTGGTTTCTTCGCCAGAAACTTCAAATTAATGTATCAGATTGTATCTGATTCATTAATGAGACCAGACCCAGCCATGTGGAAGGCTTATGATTTCACCAGTACCAATATCACAACAAATACTGGTGAGAGTATAGACCCTAAGTTATTAGAGGGTCAAAACCCATTGGCAACTGGATTTATACTAGATAAGTTAAAGGATATGTCTGGAACAACATTTGTACTATATCCGTTATTGAATATGGCTCCAAATAACCAACCAACATCTTTACAGTTTGGTGATGAAAGATTCTTCTATGGTAATATACAGACATTCATAGGTGCAACAATTTTCAAAACAATATTTGATGTTAGAATTAACAGCAGTTATTTTAACTCAACAACCAACCCAACAAGAAGCACAGACCCAGCAACAAATCCACCTGATATAAAGGTTACCGAAGTTGGTATCTATGATTCAAACCAAAACTTGGTATGCATCGGTAAGCTTAGCAAACCATTAGCGTTGATGCCAGGCAATACAATAATGATAGAATTGTCACTAGACTTTTAAACGATAAATTATGGGCTTTAATACATCTGCAAATACAATAACTCTAACAGCAAAGTTAACACCATATGGTAGACAACAATTAGTGTCAACAAATAATTCATTGATAGCATACTTCGGTCTAGGTGATTCTGATGCAAACTATAACGTACCAATTTTATTGGCAACTGGCCAAATACCAGCTGAAGCAGGTGAATTGGGAGCAAATGGTTCTTTTAGCAATAGCACAACACAAAATGCAGCGATAAAAAGTCACTTGGTTTTAAACGCTAGCGGTTCTATCCTAAAATCAGTAGAGACCCAATCAAGCACCATAAGTTCTGACCTAGTTTCTAATGGTCTAACAACCGTAAGCGGAACAAGCCTAACTAAATTTATTGTAAACAGAAATGACTATAATACCAATGGTTTGGTTAACCTTTATTATTCATTCGGCTTGCCTTTGAATTCTAATGATGATGCAAACTATACTGGTGTAACGTTTTCAAATGGTGGTTTTTCAGATACTGCTTTAAGCGGAATAGCTCAAAGCAAAATACTTGTTATCGGTATCAAAAACACAACATATGGTGAATCACTCGATGGTAAAAATATAAGGTTAAGTCTTCCTACAAGTGCTGGTACCTATAGTGTTTATAGTACGTTCCAATACAAAGCCCTTAACACAAGGGTTGAAGATGCGAATATATCCGAAACATCGGTATCAACCAGCTTCATAGATTCTAACATAGCTTTCTTGTTTTGTGATACGATTAAAAACCCCAATGGTAATCCAACACTAAGTTGGTCAACTGGCTTCGGCACCGTTAAGCCTTTTTCTGTTAACAACAAACAATTCTATAACCTTACAACCAATAGCAATTTAGGTCTAACCGCAGACACAGCAGTTGGTATAGCATACTTGGATAAGGGTTTTATTGTAATAACGCATCCGCAAATCGTAAATGCTTTTACGCCTTCCAGTTCAACTAATGCAACAGTAACGTTTGATAGTTATTCTACCGAAGTATATCAGAACATAACATGTATTGCCGCTAGAGGTGAATTCGGTTCATCAACAAACTCTACCTTCTCTGGTGTTGATTCACCAAGAATTAGCGAAGTAGGCTTATATGATAATCTAAATAACTTGGTTGCTATGGCTAAAACTGATAGACACATATTGAAAAACATCAATGAATTTTTGGCGTTTAACGTAAAAATTGACTTGTAAGTCTTTACCTTTCATTAACACAATTTACATTGGTTATAAAAACACTTATGAGCAAAGAACCAAAGTATATACTAGCTTTAGACGTATCAACCTCCACAATAGGAATAGCATTATTTGAAGACCTAGGCGATATGGGTGAACTAAAATTGTTACACCATGTTAGTCCGAAGGTAAAACCAAAACCAGAAAACAAGATGGAAGAACTATTCAAAAAAGTTGAAATCTTCCAGACAGAATTCTTGAACAAGTATGCTGATTTCGGTATATACAGAGTAATCATCGAAGAACCTCTTCTTCAGTCAAATAACGTATACACCATAGCAACGCTATTGCGATTTAACGGTATGATTTCAAAATCAGTATTTGATACCATTGGTGTTGTCCCAGAGTTTATATCTTCGTATGATGCTCGTAAGTATGGTTTCCCAGAACTTATGGCTTCAAGAACAACCAAGAAAGATGGAACTCCTCTACCAGAAAAACAAATAGCCAAAAATGAACCAGTTTTATTTGGCGGTTATCCTTTTGATGTAGATAAAAAAATGGTTATATTTGAAAAGGTTTGTGACTTGGTACCTCAAATTACTTGGTTGTTTGATAAGCACAACAAGCTTAAAAAAGAAAACTTCGATATGAGCGATGCCTATTGTGCTGGTAGAGGTCAGATGCTTAAAACAGGAAGTTGGAAATCCTAACTTGCAAATTTCAATTTAATTTAGTACTTTTGCCAAATGGTAAATCTTTTAGTCAGTGTACTTGAAAGTTTCTTGGGTGACCACAGAAAACTTAATGAAGATACAGGGCAAGTTATTTTACTATGTTCCAAATCCTTGTTTTACTTATATTATAAATTTTAGATAATTCTCTTGTTGAATATAAACCAGTTGAATATTTATTTTTAATTTCTTCGGAATTAATAGGGATTTGTTTTATTTCATTTAAATATTTCCATTTAAATCCACCAGTACTTTTTCGTTTACCTCTACAAACACTACATATTAGTGACGGGGACAAATTAAGCGTTTTAGCGGCATCTGTTACACAATCCCATTTTTTAATTATATTATTATCTAAATCTATTTGATAAATTGGTTGTTTATTTTGTGATATTCTACCTTTGTTTATTTCAGATAATTTATTTTTTGTATGTTCAGATTGTTTATTTTTATTTTTTATCATTTTAATAATAGTGTCTTTTTTATGAACTAATCCTTTATGTGATTCAGACATTTTATTTTTTGTTTCATTAGAATGTTTAAATCCTAACGCACTATATGCCATTGGGCAAATATTGTATAATAATTTTGAATCATATTTTTTAACCTCATCCAGATAATATTGCTCACGATTTATTAAATTTTTTTCATCTTTAACAAATTCAATAGTTTCAAATAAAAATGAATTTTCACCATGTTTATTCCAAGATTTTTGTAAATGGGTATTGGCGTGTTTATTATTTTTTAACTGACGTTTATGTTCACCCCATCTTCTTACTATATTTATCGAGCTACCAATATAACATTTATTGTTTTTGATATTAGTAATTTTATATACGCCACAATAATTAAACATGTTTATTAGTTTTAAAATATTCATTTATCATATGTTCAATAAATGTTGATTTGTTATCTGTGATTGAATTTATTTTCTTTATAATTTCTTTAGACAAACTAATACCTAATTTACCTTTTTTATCTTCTTGTTTTAACTTAGGTCTTCCCATAATTTTTTGTTTATTATAAATACCTACTAAAGAACAAAAAGTCTGATTTTTTTCAGAACTTTATTAAAATATTTGGAAAAACAAGAAAAAAATAGTATTTTTGTATTTTAAAATTAATTAGATTTTTTATGAGTTTATTGATAAACATACTTGAATCATTTTTAGGTCCGTGTAGAAAACATAATGAAGAAACTGGTCAATGCTCTTGGGACTGCCCTGCATGTTCAGCTGATAAAGGATTGTATGATGGTGATGGTAAGGGTAATCTTGAGATTAACTATAATCGAGGACTATTCAAATGCTGGGCCTGTGCGGAAACAAATAATATGCATGGGCCTGTAATGCGACTATTAAAGCGTTATGGTAATGATAGAATCATCAGAGACTACCTGTTAATCAAGCCAGATGCAGACCAAATCCTAGAAAAAGAACACAAAGACATTATTGTAACCCTTCCAGAGGGGTATAAAAAGCTATCGGAGTCTTCACCAAGTGATTTTGGTTATTATTCAGCTATGGCATACTTAAGAAATAGAGGTATTGGTGAAGATATAATAAAAGAATTTGGTATAGGATATACAACTACTGGTGCTCACTACAACAGAATCGTAATTCCATCGTATGATTCTGATGAAAGGCTTAATTATTTCATCGCAAGATGGTATTCAAAACAAAAAAATAAGCTAAAGTATATAAATCCAGAAGCTGAGAAGCAAGAAATCATCTTTAATGAGAATAAGATAAACTTCGATGCGACAATTTATCTAGTAGAAGGTGCTTTTGACCACATAGTTACACCAAATTCAATACCTTTACTTGGAAAATACATATCACCAAAGCTATTAGATGCCCTACAAGAGAATGCAATGGGGTTTGTTGTCGTATTATTAGATTCGGATGCTAAAGAAGACGCTATTAACTTATACAAAGGCCTTAATTTCTATAACTTAAAGAATAGGGTTAAGATATGTATACCCCCTGATGGGTACGACCCCAGTTTAATCTATGAAAAATTGGGTAGGAAAGGTATTACCAAGTTATTAAAAACATCTAGGTTCCTTACGGAAGAAGAATTGTACTAATTTTCAAGGGAAAAGTTGCATAATAGGTTTTTTTGTAGTATATTTGCTGTATGGCTAAAATTAAAAAATGGGTAGGGCCAGTATATTTGGAACCCATAGAACACAAATATCATCACAGGGAGACAGGCAAGATATATAAGTCTGTAACCACAACTCTGACATCAATTGAACCACACTTTGATGCAGATACTGTTGCATTGGCGATAACCAAACAAGCGGATACTGTAAAACAAGAACGCTATATCGGTATGTCAGCGCAAGAAATCCTAGACTATTGGGAGTATCTAAACGAACAAGCTAACATATACGGTACTAGGGTTCACGATATAGTAGAGCGATTCCTATTGGCTAATAAATGGTACTTCCCTTCAAACAACAAAGCCCTAACACCAGAAGAACAAGAATTTGAACAAAAGGTTATTGACGGGTATAATGCTTTGGATATCGAAGAAGGACAGACAATGTGGCCTGAACGAATACTCTTTTCGGAACAATACCAATTGGCTGGTACTTCGGACCTTATTATTGATATCGATAACGTATTCTTTGACGTTGCGGATTATAAGACCAATAGAGTATTCAACTTCTTTAACCCGTATGGTTATCAAACGCTTCACAAGCCATTCGAGCATCTACAAGCTTGCCAGTGGTCGATATATACGCTGCAACTAAGCGTATACGCTTATATGTATGAATTAGAGTTTCCTAATCGTAAGTGCAGACAAATCTATGTATTGTATTGGAATAAAGAAAAAGAATCGTTTGAAAAAATACAAATAATGTATCTCAAAAAAGAAGCAAAGCAACTTATTGAAATGCACCATTATAATATTATGAAAAACAGTTAATATGAAAAATAAGTTAGTATATTTGCAAAAAAGATAAAATTATGGTTAGATTTGTTGTACATTTGGCTGATATCCATATCAGGACATTCAGACTTCATGATGAATATAAAGACGTTTTTAAAACGCTAATTCACGACATAAAAGAATTGGTTAAAGACTACCAGCGAGAGGAAGTTAGAATACTCATAGCTGGTGATTTGGTTCACCAAAAAATCGTCATATCAAACGAACAACTTATACTTGGAACTTGGTTATTAAGGTCACTTGAAACGATAGCCCCTGTCATATTGATAGCTGGTAACCATGATTTGTTGGAGAACAACAAAGACCGTATGGATAGCATCACACCTATGGTTCAATTCTTGGCTGACAAAGATATAAACTATTTCAAAGACAGTAAGTGTTATCTTGATGATAATATCGTTTGGTGCGTATACTCAATATTCGAGGAAAATAAACGACCAAATATCGAAGAAGCAAGAGCTGAATTTGGTGCTGATAAAACCTATATAGGATTGTTTCATGCTCCACTAATAAACGCTAAGACCGATATAGGCTACGAAATTGACCATGGTGCTGAACTAGATATATTTGAAGGTTGCGATATGGTAATGCTTGGAGATATTCATAAGCGTCAGGTGTTTAACCACAAAGGAATACTTGTTGCGTATCCATCAAGCCTAATTCAGCAGAACTTTGGTGAAAATGTAAGCAAGCACGGATTTTTGTTCTGGAATGTTGAATCAAAAACCTTCACCGAACATGATGTAGATAATAAATACCCTTTCTATCAATTCAGGATAAAGTCTCTTGAAGACCTAGAAACAGGAAATGAAAAAATAATGAACGCATAATGGAAGACAACACACAAGAAAGTGGTATGACGCTTAAGGGGTCAAAAAAATTCT